CTTTATAATACTATATACATTTAATTCTATAAGCCTATTCACAATTTCACCTAAGTGGTACAATGATATACTAAAATGTAAATGTTTGCACAAACCCGATTTGTATACCGTGTTCCAACTCCACATTTTAGGGTTAGGTGTAAGACTCGTGCGAGTATACATCATCTAAGTGTTGAGAATAGTAAATCTATCAATGAAGTAGATACGAATAAGATGTTACATATTCTCACATTCGAAAAGAATGGGAAAGAAGGTGTGTATTCGGTCGTTGAACATAACAAGGGTGGTGAAGATATAAACCACATTATCGCATTTCAAACATTTGATGAGGCATTTCGGTATAAAACACTACTCGAAGCGGATACAGAATTAAAACCTTATATCGAGTTCGTGTCACAATATGAATTGAACCATACGTGTACCATTGGAAAGTACGCGTGTCGCGTCGTCAATAGGGATACACTCATCATACCACCCACAAAAACGCGTAAAATTGCAGATTGGGAGATGGATATGGATAAATATTTATGAGCATATATGCCCAGCTAGATAGAAGACAGTTTTAAAAGATTTATTACATTCACGGCAATTCACCGTACCCATATCGCGGTTAATTAACCTATTCATATCGTCCGTTTCGTGGTATCCCATGTGTCGTATAAGATCTTTAATATCATCGTGTATTTTTCCACATAGATTACACGAACATTTCAAATTTCTGTTGAAATCAACCTTATAAGTGGTACTATATCCAAAACACAAACACATACCTGTTAATACCGACCATTTTACATATGGCGTTCAAACAACATGTATTCCGGGAATATGTTTTTCAGTCTATTTTTATGTTTCATGTATATGGTAAGTTTTTCATGATTTGACATAGACTCGGTAAAAAAGTCTATTTTTTTCAGTTCGTGGTGTACTTCGAGCTCTATACGAAACCCCCTACTACGCTCGGGGTGGAGATCTCCGAGTAGTTGCCAGGTTTCATTCCTAAACGCACGTTGACCTTCAGTCGCGAGTAGATCTTCATCTAATTTCAGTGCAGAATACCAATGCCATCGTCCCTGACGAGGGAGCCTTCCTAAAGTATTTATACGCCACGCCGCACTCATTTATATAAAGTATAAGTATTTCTTTATTGTATTTAAATCTATTCACTATCACTATCAGTCTCTTCAACTTTTACATGATCGAGTTCTGGACAACACTGCGCAAATCCATCATAAGTAATTTTACACGAACGACAGTAATACCAAATCATATTAATTATTTTTTACGAAATAGTAACTTAAGTACATGTGGTGTATGTATAATATAAAATGGTTAAATATTCCACCGATGTTATCGACATGATATCCAAAATCATAGAGGATTTAGAATATACACAAGGTGAACTTGAAGATGATTGTAAATTAACTGAAATCGAACATATGCAATTAATAGATGCTAATCATGGGCATGTTATCAGAAAGGTATTACTTAGCATATCTATGGGTGTCAATGGGTTTTTAATGGCAGCACTTATATTGTACACGACGCAGATGAAAATGATGTGTAATTTAACATTTTAAATGGTATAAAGGGTATAGTTATAGTATAAGTAAATGAACCTTCTCATCAAGCGTCTTTCCGATAATGCGATTCTACCCACACGCGCATCCCCTGGTTCAGTCGGATATGACTTGTATAGTACTATCGATATGTATATCCCTTCAATGGAACGTGGTATCGTGAATACGGGTATCGCCGCAACAATTCCACTCGGTGTATACGGTCGTATCGCACCTCGGTCGGGTCTCGCTGTAAAGTATGGGATTCAAACTGGAGCCGGTGTTATTGACCCTGATTATACAGGTGAATTGAAGGTTATCTTATTTAATCATGGAGGAGAAAAGTTCGAGATTAAACAAGGGGATCGAATCGCCCAACTTATTTTAGAAAAATGTGAAACACCCTCCATCGAGGAAGTCACTGCTATTGAAGATACTGAACGCGGAACCCGTGGATTCGGTTCTTCTGGTTAATTAATTCGCAAATGCTACACCAGCCATACCATCCTTAATTCTCAGGATGTTATAGTTGACAGCGTAAGCTCTAACAACGGCGCCGCCCCTGTATGTGGTTCCATTGAGAACCAACTTGGCATTATCTATGCGCGAGAAGTTGAGCGAACCCGTAGGTTGTGACTTGTTCATTGTCAGACAGAATGGCCACGTAAACGTGGAAGTGGTACTTAATACGTCCGGGGCGAGCACTGAGCAGTGCATTTCGGGGACGACATTATGGTGGTATGTCGATGACATGTCCTCGAATAAGGGTGTACCGTTGATGTACAGGGTCGCCGTATCGAATGACCAGTTTGTGGACCAATTGGTATTGTCAGCTATAGACGAAACAACGTGAAGTGCCTTGACGGGGTGGTTGAAGTACGTGAGATCCACATCCGTGTCAGTCGCTGACATTGGCTGGTACTGTACTTGAGTGATGAGAAGTTCGTGCTCGTGGTCAACCACCATTTTGCGCTCTTCCGTGTCGAGATAGACGTATGTAGCGTACACTTTGGGTGTGGAACCTAGCGTAAACGTCCCCGATCGGCATTTAATGCGTAACTCCACCTGATGGTATTGAAGCGCTGTAAGTGGGAGCGACTTTGTCCAGTCTTCGCTGAAGAAGAAAGGGATCATGTAATGATCGGCGTGAGCACCAGTTCCCTTCGCGTTTTCGGGAACTTCGTCGAGTGTCACAGCGCATGTAGCCTTAGCCTGATCCTGTTTGTACAAAGCATTGTGCACACCCTGGATGTAAAGGGAATCGAGGCGAGTTACTTCCTGTCCACCGATCCAAAGAGAAAATTCGGTCACACTCGTATCAGTCGATTTGAAGAAACCGGTGTCAACATCACGAGTCGCTCCGATACCTGTGGCTTCTACCCAGATGTAACTGAGTAAATCACCCTTTGTACTCAAAGGGATGCTGACTTCGTTACCTGAACCGAACACCCCGATATAGTCGAGACGTTCTGGCTTGATAGCGAAATTCGTATGGCGTTTGTAGTTTTGATGAAAAAATGAAACTTGGGGGTCCCCAGTGATGTATACATCCTGAGCTCCCTTCGACACGAGTTCGGTCAACGCAGCAGACATTTATTAATAAACGATATTAAAATTTTAGCTCTATAACTTAGTAAGTAGGATGGTACAATTTCAGGTTCTCACCTGGGATGCCCGCGACGAAGATGATGATCACATCATACGTATTTTTGGTAAGACGATGAAAGGGGAGTCCGTCTGTGTAACGACGAAATTTATTCCATATTTTTTTATAAAAATTCCGGGTACGATGACACCTAATTCACTTATACAATATGTAAAGCGAACGTGTCCGGATATAATTGATATTGACGTTGTTGAAGCAAAAGATATGGAAGGGTTTCAAAATGGGGAGAAGAGTTATTTTCTTCAAATTCACTGTACGAATCTCCTTTCTCGACGTTATATAAGTAACCGATTACGAAAATTCATAACCGGTGTGTCTCAGAAATTAAAGATTTTTGAAGCTAATCTCGACCCTGTATTACGATTGATGCATCGCACTGGTATTCAATCTACGGGCTGGGTAGATACAGGTGACTCATGCGAACCTGCGTCTTATACGAAAGTTGACATAGATTTAAAATGCGAGGATTGGAGAAGCCTAAAACCATTTGATACGACAGATATTGCCCCGTTTGTAGTCGCCTCGCTCGATATTGAGTGTCACAGTTCTACTGGGAAATTCCCCGACCCATGTGTACCTGGAGATGCGTGTTTCCAAATTGCGATATCACTCGTGCGTTTTGGCGAAGAAGAACCATATGATAAGACATGTTTATGTTATAAGGAGACTGATCACAATCTAGATGGGTGTTCTATTGTAAGTTACAAGTCTGAGCGCGATCTCTTGATGGGTTTTAGTGAATATATCAACAGTCATGACATAGATATTATAACCGGATGGAATATTTTTGGATTTGATTTAGAATATATTATGGAACGTGGTATGTTGAACAATTGCCCATTGGCTTTTTATAGAATGAGTAAATTGAGAGACTTTACGTGTACATTATCTCGTAAGAAACTTTCTTCGAGCGCACTAGGGGATAATGAATTGAAACTCGTACCAATGCCAGGAAGATTTATTTTTGATTTATTCCATGAGGTTAAACGTGAATATAAATTAGATTCATATAAACTGAACAATGTTTCTCAAATTTATTTGGGAGACCAGAAGATTGATATGCCACCGAAAGAAATGTTTGCGCGGTTTGTAAGGGGAGATCCAAATGAATTACGTGAAGTTGCTGAGTATTGTATAAAGGATACACTTTTACCACACAGACTGATTGCCAAGTTATCAACATTGATGAATTTATTAGAGATGGCTAAAGCCACATGGGTACCACTAAGTTACTTAGTTGAAAGGGGGCAGCAAATCAAAGTGTTCAGTCAATTGACTAAAAAGGCTCGGGAGATGGGGTTCAAGGTTCCGGCCTATGAATATGGTCATATGGATAACACTGGATACGTGGGTGCGACGGTCCTGGAAGCTCAATCCGGTGCTTACTATACACCGATTACCGCACTCGATTTTGAAGGTTTATACCCATCTATCATGATGGCGCATAATCTATGTTATTCTAGTCTCGTTCGAGATAGTAAATACGATAACTTACCCGGTGTCGAGTACGAACGATTCGGTGAGCATACATTCGCACAAAATGTACCGAGTATTTTACCAAGTATTCTATCAGAATTGAAACAGTTTAGAAAACAGGCTAAGAAGGATATGGCGAATTCGACAGGCGCGACTAAGCAGATGTACAATGGTAAACAGCTCGCGTATAAGATTTCAATGAACTCCGTGTACGGTTTTACGGGTGCATCTAAGGGAATTCTTCCATGTGTCGCTATTGCTTCTACCACCACAATGAAAGGACGTGACATGATTGATGAAACTAAAAAGTACGTTGAGACGAATTATCCTGGTTCCTATGTTCGTTACGGTGACACCGATAGCGTGATGATTGAATTTGATGTAGGTTCTCGTACCGGAAAAGAAGCTATAGAATACAGTTGGGAACTGGGTGAAAAGGCTGCGAACGAATGTACAAAACTATTTAAGGCGCCTAATAATCTCGAATTGGAAAAGGTATATTGCCCTTATTTTCTATATTCGAAAAAACGATACGCGGCCAAACTTTGGACAAAGGGTAAGGATGGTGAAATGAATATGGATTATATTGATGTAAAGGGTTTACAGTTAGTTAGACGGGACAATACACCACACATGCGTGCGGTGTGTAAAGAACTTCTCGATGTAATATTGGACAGTGCGGATACGGTAGAGCCTAAGGCATTAGCGCGTAAACGAGCAGTTGAACTACTTGAAGGTGACGTTCCAAACGAAAAACTTGTTTTGAGCCAAGGTCTTTCTGATTCATATAAAGTAAAGGGTGAGAAAGTATCTGTATTAAGTGACCATATAGTAGATATCAATCAGGCGCATGTTCAAGTGGTGAGAAAAATGCGCGAAAGGCAACCGGGTTCGGAGCCACAATCGGGTGATCGTGTACCGTATATATTAGTGAAAACTGGAGACGATAAATCTCGTGCATTTGAAAAATCGGAAGATCCCGTGTACGCGAAAGAGCATAATTTAGAGATTGATTATCCATATTATTTTTTGAACAAGTTCTTGAAACCTGTATGTGATCTTCTAGAACCTTTATTTGAAAACGTGAAGGATGATATATTTGGAGAATTACTCCTTAGAGCTAAACCTCCTAAAAAAAATAAAAAGAAAAATGAAAGTGATGGTTCGTCTAAACAATTATTGCTGAGTGATATATTTAAAAAAAAGGCGGTATGATAATACATGTCAGGTATCATCGATCAAATTACTGTTCTGATCCAAAAAGAAGCGCGTCGACAGAATGAGGAACGTGAGAAAGATTCGAAAGAATATATTCGTGAACAAGGGAAACAATTCAAAGAAAAAATAGCGCATGCCGTTCACGACCATAAAGAACAAAATATCAAAACAACACGGGAAATTGCTGAGCGATACAGAGAACAAATACAATCTCTAAAACGAGATCATAAAACGACTATCGCTAAGCTAGAAAGAGATAACCATGAATATATATGTGAAGTTGTTCAGAAAGTGTCTTCCATATATTCAATTCCAATGAAAAACGTGCGACGCGATTTAGCACCTGCAAATGATATACATTGTCTAGGTATACGAAAAAATGGTAAATTGTGTGTAAATCGTGCTATTCGAGAGGGGTATTGTTGTATACATGTAAATGACCCTCGTCCATGTACACCTCTTATCATGCCAAATGGACCATTACGCCATAACCACCCATTTCCTTCTGGTTTTATTTCGGGATGTCCAGCATGCGAAAAAACTCAAACAAATGAAGTTAGAGAAATAACTTCTATTATGTAATAATGAAGAATGAATAAGTCTGACATTCTTTTATCATCTATCAACACGTTTTATACTGTACCCGAGAATAGAGCTACACTTATCGAATTATTAAATAAAACGGGTGGTATTTCGCTTCGAAATTTGGAGTGGTTTATTACTAATTATTCAAAGAAAAATAACCTATCATACGAGACTACCGATGGACGTTTATTCAGTGTTCATTGTGCTTATAAGTCTAGTTTAGATGGGTACAGTAAAAAGTTATTCGATCCTTTCTGCCGAGCGGATAAAATAACATATAAAGTTCCAGGTACACCTGATGAAATCCATACGACTGTAGCACAGTTGAATTTTATCAGATGGTGTATTAAAAATAAGATTGTCGAGTATATTCGCATGCATCATACCGTGTTATTTAATAAGCAAGTGACATAAACCCTCCATCAAACGTGAATGTTTGATATCCGACATAATATAAATGTAAAGTGTAAGTATCCACCAATCCCGCTCTCAAAATCACTTCCAATAACGTACGATCCGAATTCAATTTACTGAAATCCAGACTTCCCGATGGCTCCACATTAATAGGATTCATCGAGAAGGCATACGTGTAAATATTTCTATTAGGTCGCGATAACCTACAGTTATTAGGGACAATGAATTTATAGTAATTATGGTCAGCGAGTGGTATATTGGGTAAATCCTGTCCATTTATATATATCTTCGCCGAGTCCATGACCGCTGTACCTAACTCATTAAATGGCGAATAAATAGCAGCTTGTGAAAAGTTGAATCTATTTAAGAATGCACGAGATCGTATACTTGCTTCACTTCCAATTGTATTTTCGTCTTCAAATGTAGTCTTTCGTAAAAACCAATTAAGTGTTTTTACTGGAATGTTCGGGACGAGTTGTAATTTAACTGAATTTTCACCCACAACTGTTTCCACTGTCGGGTGTTTTTTTACAACGTCTGTTATCATTGTCTGTTTCGTTGTCATTAAAAACGTGCGTTCTGGTTGAGATACGGTCAATTCTTCTGTTATTATATCGAACTCTTTTACTATAATATTCTTTGAATTTATAGTATCACTCTGTAGATTATTTGTAAAAAACGTAATTGGACGGAACTTTATTTCGAGTTCAATTTTTTGTTTGTGTACGGCACACGTTGGAAAATATGGTCTATTCGGAGAATTTGAATCGTATTCATCACCTTCGTATTTACGCGAAAAGAACATTGGTATAGGTATCATGAGTTCAGAATTGTACCTGGATAACGAATAATCATTTGCGTGTGATACATCATCCGCCTGATTACGATTTATTGTGTATCGTTTCGTACGTTTCTCGGATGCGTCGAGATATAATTCATCATAAATAACACCCCAATCATCATGATATTTATCCACTTCCAACTCATCAACTGTCATCGTTACGCTCTCTATGACATGACGCCCGAGTTGGTCTGCTATATTTGAATTTGAATTCACAGCTGGAAATGTCATGTGTATATACATATTCGACAACAAATCGCCCATATTCTGTGGGTTTAATGAAACTTTCACCGTTTTACCAAAAGGCCAAGTTGATAATCCTGTTTCTGAAGATGGTCTGGGTACGGTTTTACGTTTATGAAATTTTGTAAAGTTTGAATGTTGCTTCGTTTCATATTTAAAAAAGGAATGTTCTGGATCAGTTCGTAAAAGGTATGTATCCTGCTGACCTATAGCATTTAGAGCTAAAACAGCCGCTTGATCGGGACCTTTTAAGTCCATACTTATCTACTATCTATAAATTTTTAATATCATTTTCCCACATATTTACCGGTGATGTCGCTGTTGTTAATTGAAGTTCCCATCTCAATTGCTTCACCTCTTCGAGTAACGCTGTTACACGTTCATCCGTGTATTCCACCGTCCTTATGTTTAACAAATAATCGTAACTCCCGTCAACTTTTGGAAACGTGTGTGACAATTCTACTTCGAGGTCTCGTTTTTTGCGCTTGAACACTATTAACGCTCCACTGATAACCATCGTGACAAATTTCGCACGATGATTATACATGTCAACTTTTTCCTGAAGAACCTTTATCATATGCGCCTTGCGTTTAATGTAGTACTCGTAACGAAGCTTGATAAAATCCATCAAGATCAGTTCAGCACTTCCATATTTATGAATTCCTTTCGTGGGGTGGAAAAGATGCATATTCGTCGTACGAATTGTTTTTTGTAATTTCAGATCCTTCATAATATCCTTACCCGCGTACCCCTGAATAACAAAATCAACATCTTCGGTTGTACTATTATTGGTATACGAGTCAATAACCTTCTTTTCAGCGAGAGTGTCGAGATGTTCCTTATAGTCCTGTGTCCACCGACCGGGAGGTAATTCAATCACCTTGACGGTAGTCCCGATAACTTTCCATACTCCCTCTGTCACCCATGTATCATTCTCGTAAAAGACACGACCCTTAAACCCCCTGAACCAAGGTTCCATCCTTTGAATGCCTTTACCTGTAATAAAACTGAGTATATTAGCTGCGATGTCCTTAGGGTTAAATGGGGGTACATAGCAACTAAACCCTGTACCAATACCTTCCGTGCCGTTCACGAGAACCATGGGTAATGCTGGCATGTAAAATTCGGGTTCAATAGACCGACCGTCATCGTCCAAATAATTGAGTATCGGATCATCCTTGGGATCGAAAATCTTTCGAGCACTGTTAGTCAAGCGTGTAAAGATATATCTTGTCTGCGACGCATCTTTACCACCCATAAGTCTGGTTCCAAATTGACCACACGGTTCAAGGAGGTTAATATTATTTGAACCTGTATAATCATTTGCCAATTTGACGATAGTTTCCGCGAGGGATACTTCACCGTGATGGTATGAACTTTTTTCTGCTACATACGCAGCCAGTTGTGCGACCTTCATCTCATCACGTAAATTCCTTTGGAAACATGAATACATGACTTTACGCTGTGAAGGTTTAAGACCGTCTGCTACGTGTGCGATAGATCGTTTCAAATCCGCGAGACTGAAATTAACAAGATCCTTGTGTACGAAGTCTGTAATAGCCAACCGTTTGACATGCCCGTATGGTACTTCAAGCTCGCGCGCATCCTTTGCCGTACTTTCGAGGAGCCAGACCTTTCTATCATCCGCTTTCTTCTTATCGAATGCGAGTACGATTGATTTATCTGTCATGACATCCACTTCAAACTTCACTGTGAGTTCTTGTATTTTTTTGAAATATTCGCGAGCTTCTACCGATGTAGATGTACCGAGACCCTTATAATACTTGATACGCCATCCATGTTTTCCATCTCCATACCATGTTCGAAATGCTGAATCCGTATAAAATGATTTCGATTCTGAGCCTTTGGTCGCCTTAATGATGGGTGTAACCATACTCACAACAAATCCCAGTTTCAAGAGACTTGGCCAAAAGTAGTGAATCATATTGAGAATGAGACCCTTAATATGACTTCCGTCGTTATCTGCGTCGGTCATGATCATGAGACGCCCGTATCGAAGTTCAGAAACATCTGTATACTCTTTTCCTTGTTGAAGCCCCAAGATTTTCTTGAGATCATTGAACTCCTGGTTTGATGTGAGTTGTGATACCGAGACATCGCGTACATTCTTACATTTACCTCGAAGTGGGAATACACCATAATGGTCGCGACCAACCACCGAAAGACCGGCAACTGCGAGGGTCTTCGCGGAGTCACCTTCTGTGACGATGAGGGTACACTTACCCGATTGAGCGGTTCCAGCTTTATTGGCATCATCTAATTTAGGAATACCTGTAATCTTAGATTTACGCGTACCATCAGTCTTTTTGAGTTCTTTCATTTCCTTGAACTTTGAAAGTGCTGTAAGTTCATCTGCGATACCAGTTTTGAGAGCATTCTTCACGAATGTTTTGGGTAATTCAAACCTACTTCCAAAGTGTTGTGATTTGGTTGTACACTCCGATTTAACCTGACTAGAGAAGTTCGGATTCTCTAGCGTTGCCTTTACGAAGATTGTAAAGGCGTTCTTAACCTGTTGTGGTTTGAGTTTAATTTTTTTTGCCATGTCTTCAATAATACCATTTGCGATAATCGTCGTGACGTGATCAACATGTGTACCACCACGTGAGGTACAGAGACCGTTCACGAATGATACTTGTTCCATTCCATTTTCAGATGGACCTATACATACTGACCAGCGATCACTTGTCATGGAGTGAACATTCTCCACACCGTCATGCATCTTCGCATACGCTTCGAAGTTTTGTTTTGGTAACGTTTCATTGTTATACTTGACCTTACAGTTGGGTGAGGTGCATATGTTTGCATCCCATACTCTTTTTTCGATAATTTTAGTGATACCCATATCCATTTGTTTCATACCAAAACGCTTCCAGTCAGGTCTGAATGAAACGGATACAGATGAAGTTGCGCCGTTGAATTTTTTAATTTTCGGGGGGTAGCATGTTGTCATGTTATCAAACCATTCCTGTGTATATTCTTGTTTTGTTTCGGAATCCTTGATGATGACAGAGAACCAAGTGGAATAAATGTTTGCAAGTTTAGCACCGTACCCATTGCGACCACCGACTACGCGTTTTTGTGTGTCATCATAATTGGTACTCGTGAGGAGATGTCCGAAAACGAGTTCGGGGTTCCATATACCTTCTTTGACATTCTCACGGATACTGATACCCCCTAGTGGTCCGTTGTTGTCCACGGTAATCATACCATGTTCCATATCCGTATTGATTGAGATTAACGAAACATTTTTGGGATGCATGGAGTTTCGGTCGATGGCGTTGACGAGAATTTCATCAAAGATTTTCAAGAGTGCCGGGGAATACTGGACAGAAGCCTTCGCAAACGTATCTCCATTCAGAATCCAATACGGTTCACGGACGAGGTCGACGGGACCGACATACGAGTCGGGTCTTTTGAGAACGTGTTCTATATGAGTGAGTTTTTGTACGTTTTCCATATTTTCTTAGTTTTATTACAATTCTACACTCTAACTTAAGTAGTATTCTTCTTCTTCTCTGCTAGATATACTCGCCGACTGTATATGTAATCTCATGTATTCACCTACCATACCCGCGTCAAGGTTGGCATATGGTAAAACCTTGTCGTGTATATACTTCAACTCACCCCTGACGATATCGGGGTCAACTAAAAAGAACTCTCCGTTATTTGCCCTCAGATGATTGAAGCGCGCATGCAAGTACATCTCAATCTTTTTTGTTATGTATGAACAAACAGTTTTTTTACCATTTTTTTTATTTTTGAACTGGGTATTGAAGAGTGTGTGCATTTTAAATTTTTCATAAACACCCGAGTTTAGAATTCCTAGACGAGAATCGATCGAGGTACACATCCCAATTTTAATAAATTTTTCTTTGAAACACGTGTTGGTCAAAATATAAATAAACCCACGATCATGTGTGTCGTCGATTGTCTCTACATTTTCGCGTGGTTCAGAATGTCTGAGATATTTCAAAACTTCAACCTTCGATCTAAACCGTGTACCTTCAGGTGTGAAATAATAGTGATCAACTTGACCACGACTGGCACCATCTTTACGTTTAACACTTTTGATAGTCCAATTAGACGGCAGTGTGAGACCATATTTGGATACGTATTTGTTGAGTTGTTCCATTTTGATTGCTTATATTACCACTTTAAAATGTCGACTTAGGTTTGATTAATCCTCTTTTGTTAGCTTCACGTATAAGTCCACCGAACCAGTGTAAAATTTCCTTCTCACTTTTAGATTTACTTTTGGGTAAAACGTTACGACACTGACCGAGTTCTCTCGATCGTAATGCTTCTAGTGACGGTCTTGGTTTATGTGTAAAGCACGAATAACAAATAGGTTTGACTTTTATACCACTTCCCATGAACGAATAGAACTTTTCATTATTATATGTGAATATTGGACGTATATGTTTGTAGTATCGCACAAAGTTCTTATTATCTTTTCCGCGTGTACATATCTTAGGGTTTAATGGGACATTACACACATTACATATAGAGTACCAGGATAGTTGCATACTTATCAGTACTTTAAATGTAACTTAAGTGGATAAATCTATATGTATATTCAAGAAAATTGAAAATGACTACTTACGAGGAATCTATTCGTTCGGCACTTGTGGTACGTAAGCAAGATACCGTCGACGATGCGTGTGAGCACCTTGGTCGAAGTATTATGAAGATGAAACAGAAGTATCAACAGCACGCAGATAAAAAACAATCCCGAACACTTATTTTTCTTGACGAGATGCCAATACAAGTTCGTGAAAGTAAACACGTGAATAAAGTATGTCAGGCACTTACACTGAAAGGAAATATGTGTACGTTTAAATCTGTAAACGGATCTTTCTGTAAAAAACATAGTTTGACTAAGAATGAGAGTGTACTAGGTAAAAAACCGAATTTGAACATGTAATATTATTTTATTGATATACTATAAATGTTAGATCAGGATACACTAAAGCCTGTCATTATTTCGATGATCGTGTATATGATTATCGCTAAGATGATTCCCGAATTTATTAAAAAGCCCACCGGTGTTGCGTTTATAGATGATATTAACATGATGCTGATAGCTCAAAAAGGCTCACTCACATCCGGCGCTATCCTTACCGGTCTCGTGATGTTCATCACTGGTTACGTTGAAAGCGAATTCCTCTAATACATTTTCTTTACCCACAAGTCTATGCGTGAATGTGTGCTCCATTACACGAATGTCATTTTCGTATGCGTGTTTCATGAACTCTAAGAGTTGATCGAAGTTTGGTTTCCCCCATTTCATACCCCTTTTGAATAGGAAATCATCGTCACTTAATTCTTGAAGATCACACTCAATCGTATACGGTGTTTTGATATATTCAGGCGCACCGCCATAATTCGTGATAATGACCGGTTTATTTCTGATCGCCGCTTCTATTGCACCCATTCCTACACCTTCAGAGCTAGAAAAACTCACATAGCAATCACTTTTCCAATGTATCTCATCCATCTCGTCGTCTGAAAGCAGACCATTAATTACTTCTACACGTGGGAATTGTATATCGATATCTTTATTACACGTGGCCTTTACCAGTAGACGTGTATTCGGTTCATTCAACCGCACGAATGCTTCGAGAATATTTTTAAAGTTTTTACGTTGATCCATCGCATTTCCTATGAAATAGAATGTATACGGTTTTGGTTTGGGTGTTGGTATATGTGCGTGTAAGACCTTGAAAATAGTATTTGGAAATTGTTTCGAAAATACACGCTTACAGAAATCACTGGGAACCAGTACAGTTTTAAATTCATCCATGATCATTTTGTAATCTTCGTGAACTGTTTCGGTTTCACATACAGTCATACAGGTCAGGTTCTTCACTCGGGTTCTGGCGTATTCTACATACTTCATATGTTGAGCAATTGGTAAAATAAATATCAGACCATCTTTTTCTTCAGGTAAAGTCTCTCCTAATTGATAATATGCGGCATGCGGTGTAAATAATTTGGTATATTTATTTGTATGTTGACCAATCCCCGATTTAAGAGATGAACCGATGAGTATCATTTAGTTTAAAGATAATATTTCCTTTATATATATTACTATGACTTCGCTTCGCCAAGAAATCGAAGATGAGATTACTCGTGTCCGACTTGATAAGACTAAACTGTATACGCTACTCGGTAAACTACTCGATCAGTGTGAATTGGGTGGTGCCGGTGGTGTCGGCCCCGCTGGCCCCGCTGGCCCCGCTGGCCCCGCTGGCTCCGTTGGTCCCGCTGGTCCCGCTGGTCCTAAGGGTCTCCCGGCCGTGAATGTCGGTGACGCTCCAGTAGCCGCAACCCCTAAAGAGGCTCCTAAGAAGGTTGTCCCTAAGAAGAAGACGTTGTCGGGTGTTTAAATAAAAAAATGTAAATATATTCCACTAGTTAAATATGATCAAGATATCTAACTGGTAAAGTTTAGTTTGTAAAATCGTCATTTATTTCATCGGGTACTTCACCGCAATCGAAATCCTCGCCATCGAGAATATCAACAACATCATCTAATAGATCGAGAAGCGAAACGAGTTCTTCGAGAACAATGCGACGATTGTTATCTTTCCAGACCGAATTATCACGTCGTTTATGAATGGATGCTTGGATACGTTTATTTTTTCGAATTAATTGATCTACATTCCTTTTTTTGGTTTCTGAATACACGCGACCATGTTTACGCTTATTCGAAGTAGCGACAATGGGTGTAAATGTACAAGTACTAATCATGTTACTATATATACGATGTATATCTTTATATAAATTATCTCATCTGGAAAGGGATATCATAGTCGACTAGCGACTATTTCTGTAAAATTAGCTGGACGCCTCGCTATCTTATCGGCTTCATCCCGTGATGCGGTTCCATCATACTTCCCAATATCTCTACCTACATTCGTATTATCCTTACCCACCCATGTGGTGCAATAGTCTATACTCTCATTCGTCAAGGTCGAAAGTCCGGTTTCGGTATTCTTCCCACAGTAATTAGACTCGCTACAACACTGATCAGCTGGACATTTAGAACCACCGAAACTTACCGTGGTAGTTAACCACTTTCCATTGATTTTCCTCCGAACTGGTCCACTGACACCACAACGATTGTTCACCCCCTCATTATACGGATTCCATTCAGAGGCGATCATGCGACACGCCCTGTCCGCATACCAACCGAAACTTCCATCCTCGTCTTTAGAATTTTTACACAGATCAGCCAAAATCTCAGCATCTATCTCATTGATGATAGCAGATCTAGCAATATCAAACCCTTCACATTTTGGATCTACTAGATTACTGTCTCTCGCACAGAGCGCATAGAGGTGACCATCAAACTCTTCACACTTTGGATCTGCTAGATTGCCGTCTCTCGCACAGAACGCATCGAGGTGGCCAACATACTCTGAACATTTTGGATCTGCTAGATTGCCGTCTCTCGCACAGAACGCATCGAGGTGGCCAACATACTCTGAACATTTTGGATCTGCCAGCAGATTTCCTAAACAGCCTGCATCGAGAGCCCTTTTAGCCTTATATACTGGATAATCCGCACACTCTGAATCCGTGGTATTTTCTAAACAGCGTGCATCGAGGTGACCATCAAACTCTTCACACTTTGGATCTGCTAGATTGCCGTCTCTCGCACAGAACTCATTAAGTTCCGTCCTTGCGAGGATTCGTGTAGCGAGTATAGTTGAAAAATCAGATGGACGCCTCGCTATCTTATCCGCTTCATCTCGTGATGCGGTTCCATCATACCTCCCATTATCTTTACCTATATACACACCATCACTCTTCTTCACCCTACACCATTGAGACCAGGGACCTCCGGTTCTGCTTGAACACCAATTCGCATTACTACAACAAGCGTCACCTCCACATTTACCGCCACTAGCAGCACCGGCGCATTGTCCACCGGTGCTGCGACAGGCGCTGTCCGCACTAGCAATTGTATTTCCATCCGCATCTTTCGAATTTTTGCACAGCTCAGCCAAAATCTCAGCATCTATCTCATCGGTGATAGATACAGCCATATCATAACCATCATACCCTTTACACTTTGGATCCCATAAGTTTTCCTCGCAGTATGCATCGAGATGGCCATCATACCCTGAACATTTTGGTTCTGCCAGATTTTCAGGACAGAACATATCGAGATCCTTTTTAGTCTCATACGCTGTATAGCCTGCACAATTTGAATCTACGGTATCCGTTGCGCATTTATCATCGAGCGCTTTTTTCTTATCATACGCTTCATAGCCCTCACAATCTGGATTCGTGTCATTTGTTGCGCATTTATCATCGAGCGCCTTTTTATTCTCGTACATTGGATAGCCCGCACATTTTGGATCCGTGGTATTTTCTAAACAGAGTTCATCGAGAACTCTTTTAGCTTTATATATAGGATAATCCGCACAATCTGGATCCGTAGTATTTGTTGCGCATTTATCGTCGAGATCCCTTTTAGCCTGGGCATTATTATACGATTCATAGCCCGCACAATCTGGATTCGTGTCATTTGTTGCGCATTTATCATCGAGCGCCTTCCTTGCGAGGATTCGTGTAGCGAGTATAGTTGAAAAATCAGATGGACGCCTCGCTATCTTATCTGCTTCATCACGTGATGCGGTTCCATCATACCTCCCATTATCTTTACCTATATACGTACCATCACTCTTCCTCACAACGCACCAATCAGTTTCCGGACCTCCGGTTGTACTTGCACACCAATTCGACCAACTACAACAAGCGTCACCTCCACATTTACCACCACTAGCAGCACCGGCGCATTGTCCACCGGTGCTGCGACAGGCGCTGTCCGCACTAGCAATTGTATTTCCATTCGCATCTTTCGAATTTTTGCACAGCTCAGCCAAAATCTCAGCATCTATCTCACCGGTCATAGATACAGTCATATCATAACCATCATACCCTTTACACTTTGGATTTGCTAGATTGTCATCTATCGCACAGAACGCATCGAGATGGCCACCATACTCTGAACATTTTGGTTCTGCCAGATTTTCAGAACAGAACATATCGAGCGCTTTTTTATTCTCATACATTGGATAGCCCGCACATTTTGGATCCGTGGTATTTTCTAAACAGAGTTCATCGAGAACTCTTTTAGCTTTATATATAGGATAATCCGCACAATCTGGATCCGTGTCATCTGTTTCGCATTTTTTGTCGAGATCCTTTTTAGTCTCATACATTGGATAGCCCTCACAATCTGGATTCATGTCATTTGTTGCGCATTTATCATCGAGCGCCTTTTTATTCTCATACATTGGATAGCCCGCACATTTTGGATCCGTGTCATCTGTTTCGCATTTTTTGTCGAGATCCCTTTTAACCTGGGCATTATTATACGCTTCATAGCCCGCACAATCTGGATTCGTGTCATCTGTTTCGCATCTTCCGTCGAGCGCTTTTTTATTATCATACGCTTCATAGCCCACACATTTTGGATCCGTGTCATCTGTTTCACATTTTTCGACGAGAACTTGTTTCATGACCATAGATGAAAAGTCGGTCGGACGCCTCGCTATTTTATCTGCTTCATCTCGCGATACGGTTCCATCAAATCTTCCATCATATTGACCAACATACCCATTACCTGTATCATTGAAACACCAATTATTTTCTGAATTACTCCCAGTTACAGTAGTCGTTCCACAAAACCCAGATTGATTACAACATTGATCCTCGGGACATTTAGATCCACCAACACCATTACCACAATATCCACTGGTATAGTCCATTTCCGATGAAGTTTTACGACATGCTCGATGTGCTGCATTCTTGAATCTATTACCATCTGTCCACCATGAATCGTCACATAATTCACTTAAAATTTCATCATCTATTTTGTTAGCTTTCGATAAAGCTGTATCATGGCCTTCATACCCTGAACATTTTTGGGCATCCCATAAGTTTTCCTCACAGTATGCATCGATGTGACCATCATACTCTGAACATTTTGGATCTACCAGGTTTTCTGAACAGAACCTATCGAGGATAGCCTTATCATGACCTTCATACCCTGAACATTTCTGGGTATCCCATAAGTTTTTCTTGCAGTACGCATCCATATGTCCCTCATACCCCGAACATCGTTGGGTATCCCACAAATTCTCTTGGCAGTACGTGTCAAGTTGATCCTTAGCTGTTTTAGCATCACCATGTCCCTCATACCCCGAACATTGTTGGGTATCCCATAAATTCTCTTGGCAGTACGTGTCAAGTTGATCCTTAGCTGTTTTAGCATCACCATGTCCCTCATACCCCGAACATTGTTGGGTATCCCATAAATTCTCTTTACAGTACGTGTCAAGTTGATATTTAGTTGTTTTAGCGGCAACGTGTCCCTCTTTCCCTATACACTTTATATCCCATAAATTATCTTCGCAGTATGCATCAACATGACCCTCATATTCTGAACATTTTGGATCACTTAATGATACGTTTTCTACGCATACACTATCTAGACTGGCTATAGAGTGTCCCGGCATTCCTACGCATGATGTATCTATAACGAGATTTGAATGTGTAAGTCCGTCAATCGTTTGGGTACAGTATTTATAATGTGCAATTGCTCTTCTTATCGAGATGTTAAGGGGGGTAAAGCAGATATATGGATCATCTTCTTCCCAATCTGTATTGACGACGTCTTGTGGGTTTAACACCTCTTCGATCTGTTCTTCTTTCTCGGTCATTGAAATTTGTATATTTTCGATAGATTCATTGAAGTAATATGGATCGTCGTTTTCCATCCTATATATATCCTGGTCATGAATAGCATTCTCGAGGATAGTACGAATAACATCCAATTCACGCTTTAGTAGTTTCGCATATTCGTCTCTCTTTTTTAATTCGGCAAAGTGTTTTATTACATCTTGGGCAGTTTGTTCCCCCGTTATTTTGAGACGATCATTTCGTTCACCAGTTTCATGTTGTGTACATTTATGTATAATGCCATTGGGATAGTCTCCCTGTCCGAAAATATCTGGTGGGGCATTGTTCGACATAGTTCTAAATTCAGTGTAAATTTTCATCGCTTTCAACATATCTGAACGCGAACCCGTGAGACCGGTGGTGTTAATATCATAAGTATCATCTTGTATATATTTATTTGGTGTAATTACTACTTCACTCTCTTCATCTTCAATTTGTAGAGCTTTATACGCCGTGTCTAAAAACGACTGAAACTTCTTTTCTGTATTTTCACTGTTTATAGACTTCGTATCATATATACCTGACGTATAATCCGCACCCAATCCTGGATCGGTTTGTGAAGTAGTTGTCTGTGTCTCAACTGGCCTGAGACCCGTCCAACCCTGTTGATAGCTACATATTTCTAACCACGGTGCCGTTCCTTCTGGTTTACATAATGTATCTAATACAATAGGATTTATTACTCCATTTTCTTCTCCCTCTGGTGAGTCACCTGTCCACCCAGGGCGATTTCTACACATCGCATGCCAAAAAGTCGTAGCGCATAACATATCAATCGCCGATTGTTCCGAATCTTCTACTGGGGTACTTATACCTATACTACCTGTACCATTGAGAGAGAGGGCTTGTTCGTAAGCTGTTTGTGTATCAGGTGACTCGAACGTGTATTTGGATGGTGATGTGTCATTATCCGTTGATGCGTTTATTGTAATCTGTTCTGCCTGTTCTGCGAGTCCTAATTTTCGTGGTAATTGTTGCGAATCGGGATTTATAATAAGTGCCATTTCGTACAATTGTTTAGCATCGGTGTAAGCTCCAAGACCGTACATCGCGTCCCCAGTTCTTTCGAGTTTCATTAATTTAGTCACATCGGAATTTGAATCATCTATTTTATTGGCATCATTTAACGCGGATGTGAATTCTCCTATACGTGTATACGCGATAGAGCGTTGATTGTACAACATATATTTTTCTGACTCTTGTGTGACTGAAAGTGCATCTGTAAAATTTACAATAGCATCAGTGTAATTTCCTGTGGACAATGCCTCATAACCCATTTCAGTCGCAGACTTGGGTAGTACGTTATTTAGTTCTGATCCTGTTTCTTCGATCGGCCTGTCACCTGTCCATCCGGGTCGATCGTTACATAAATTATTCCATGGATATTTCTCACATAAAGAATCCAACTCTGGAAGTACACCACGCGGTGAAGGACCGATAGATTCCATTGAAGGTCCAATCGAACTCGGTGGTGTATAAATTGGTTCGACCCCTGTCCAGTTTGGTATGACACCTTCACACATATTGTTCCAGGGAAACTTTTCGCATAATGTATCCACTGACGACGCTGTAGTATCGGGTATTGGTTCGGTTGTTATAGGCGATGGATTGCCAATTAATGGAGAGGGTCCAGTTACATCCGGCGATGGGTATATTGGTTCGATACCCGTCCAGTCTGATACTACACCTCGGCATAAATTATTCCATGGATACTCTTCACAGAATGAAAATGTTACGGAACTCATCGTGGGTGGTGATGGACCTATAGTCTCTGTGGTTTGTGGGTTAATAAGCATAGGTGACGGACCTGTAGTATTATTAAACTCCGCGGTAGATAAAACCCCATCTTCATCCGTATCGAGTGTGCGGAATACTCCAAACATGTCATCTTCGGTAACTGTACTTTCCATTTTTGGGGACATTGCATTGAAGAATTCTGGAAAGTTCACCACACCGTCATAATCCGCATCCATAGCCATATGAGCGGTTGGTTCGACAATCACTGGAGCGGGTGACTCTGGTTCGCTAGGTTTACTCCCTGTCCAACCGGGTCGATCTTTACATAAATTATTCCACGGATATTTCTCGCATAGTGAATCCAGAGCCGAATTTACATCACCCGTGTTAACTGGCGATGGTCCGACAATAGATTCGCTACTAGATGGTGATGGGCCGACAGTCACCTGAGAGGGGGTCCCGCTAGACGGTGATGGTCCTATACTCACAATAATGTTTTCTTCTGTCCTTTTACGTAGTTCGTCATATTCGAGTGTATCTCGTTTATCTATATATAGAAATGTCATTATCACACCTGTTACGATAATAAGAAAAACAAAGACACCAGGACCACCACCCATGTTATTATATCGTTACATTTTAAATCGACTGAATAAAGTTACTTTAAAATGTATTTTTGTAATTGTAATATATTATATGTTCATAGGCGATGGACCTATAGTCCCTGATGCTTCATCTCTTTCTAGGTTACTACTGATCCAGTTACGTATTGTTGAACTACCCGATATACCATACCTGGGCATGCCGTTCTCGTTGAGACCCCACTCCAGTGGAAATTGTACTATATCCTTAGTTTCAATCGATGGTCGGGGTGTCCAATGATCTGGAAAACCACCACCATAACTTACTTCACTGAATTCTTCGTATGCGTTTATGAGATCTTTTATATTTTCTTCTCTCTCGTATACTGTATGGGGTGGTTTATATATGATATCAAATGATGATTCGGCATCCATACGTAACGACTTCCTTTCCGAGAGTAATTCGCTAAATTCTATAGATTTATCGACATCCCCTCCCTGTGATACTATCATATTTTCTCGTGCTGCTATTTCTATGTTAATATCTTTCAATTTAAATTGAATGTACATTTCTTTCGCTTCTGCTTTTAAGGTGGCTTCATTCGCGGCTACCGCATCTTTTACCTTTTCACCCGTGTCGTCAGACGATGTTGATTTGTTACTCGCATTTCTTAAATAAAAAAACAGACTCAGCGATGTGCATAGTACTACGACTATAATTATAATTATAATCGTTTTCCTTTCCATCTTATTTATATTTAGATTTTAAATTGGTATGGGTAGTATACTCGCACGAACTTTATTTATATAATAAACATAACCGGCGAGAAGTGCGAAGAATGCAGTGATTATATAATTGAATGAAAACTTCTTTCGTTTTGTTTGTGTTATTATCTGTTCCGCTTCTTCTCGGTTAGGGAGTCGTTTAACACTTTCGTGTAAAAGATCTATTTTTCCTATGAGAGCGTATAGTGCTTCTAACATTTGGGCTTCTTTGTTTACAGGCTTCTCCTTGACATCAATTGTTGTGATCTCTAAAACCATATACCATTTAGAATCCGGTTGAAGTGTGTGGTATCCGCCATCATCCTGGTGTTCGTATATGTTGAAGTTTAGTTTTTGTATTGATATCGGATTGAAATAATTCAATTTCCGTTGAAATGATTTCCATTGTTTATCCCGAAGTACGGTATGAGATCCATGATTATAATGTCTTTCTAGAGGAATGCGGGCGAATATCTGACCATGTCGTTCATCGAGCATTTGCGCACGCTGTGGTATGTCGGGGCATACGATATCCACATATTTCGCAATATCTGATGTATGTGTGGCGTCTGATGAAGGACTTCTATCTCCCACCTGAGTGATATAGAAATCGGCTAATTTTATCCCAATAACATTACTTATATCTTCTACATGCGTGTTAGATTTGAGCGTGAGATCGAGAGAAAACGTATTGTTTGTTCCTGTAACGTATTCTGAATCGACAATTATATACTGAACCTTTTTGTGTATATCTTGTAACGATGTCATCTTATAGTGTTTCGACAAAAAAAATAGAGCTTAAGTTACCTGAATACTTGTGAATATTTCAAGAATGATTCCAATTACTCGAAATACCGAAATAGATAAGCTTGATGTCCTTACCGAACTTGATGTTCTTCGTCATGAAGTGGAAAAACTTCGAAATGAAAATAGGGTGCTTATCGAAGAGCTGAGTGTATATAAAAAACCAAAGAAGGTAGTTGTCGAACGGGTGAGATGTCCGTGTATGACAGCTAAAGGTACGCAGTGTCGAAAGTTTTGTTCAGGTGAAATGAAAACGTGTAAGGTTCATTCAAAGCCATTAAAATCATCTAAACCATATAAACCTCCTCGCGCAAAAAAACAAATATGTGGTGGTATCAATATCAGAGGAAATCCGTGTCGTAATAAGTGTGTAGATGACAAAGACCACTGTGAACGTCACGACCCCGATGCTCCTGTTACGGTTAAAAAAACTAAACGCAATAAGAAACGTGAAGTTCCGATGCATACACACGACCCATTTGAAATTCCAACTTCTCGGTGTCTGTTATGTGAGACGCATGGTGATATGTTTGATCATAACATGGTAAATTCTATGATAATGGAGACACCTGGGTCGAGTGGATATACATTGAGAGATCGTATTGTAAGCAGGAGGAGTCATCAAATCGTGAACAGTTAAAATAAAATATACGTAAATATAAAATGTACGGACTCTCGTGTATAATTGCTGTAATCGCTGCGGGTGTGTTTAACTTTACACGACCATATACCAAGAAGAGAGACATACCTATAGAACCTAGGAATGAGATTATGAATAGACCTGATCATTTCATGATGGGTAATCAATATTCACCAAAGTTTAATAAGAAATAAACTATTTAAAGTTTATATACCACCTAAGTTGGGTGAAGTTCCGTGATTTTCTCATCATTTCAACCACAGTCATGTCAATGCCACTCGTAAGAAAAAGGGGGAGCGATGATTTATTTGCCTGGGCTGGCCTCCTAGGGGCGATCCTATTCATCGTCCATGGGTTCGTGGTACTGCCAACTTTACCAGCTTTAATAGAAGACCTGAAGAAAGAAATACAGAAAGACTTCCTAGAACTATAGATTTTAATATGTCACGATCTATGAGTATACCACCTAAGTCGGGTGAAGTTCCGTGATTTTCTCATCATTTCATCTACAGTCATGTCAATACCACTAAACCTTACCAAAAACGCGGACTATATGAA